GTCTTTGGCGGTCTTGGCACTCGTCAGCTTCGACTTCATGCCCGACATTCTGGCGCAGAAGGACTTTCGCCGTGCTGCGTCCTTGTCCGTCTTTGGTTTTGGCGCTGGGGCTTTTAACCCGGGTTTTCCCGGGTTGGCCTTGTTGTAAGAGGCTCGCCCTTTGGCGTTCAGGCCGCCCTTCTCGCTCTTGCCTTCCTTGCGAGTCCATGCCGCTGCTTTAGCCATGGAACACCGCAGCGGTAGCGTTGGACACTGTTACGTAAATGTCGATGTAGCACAGCACGCCTTCGCCCGGGATAATCACGGAGAACGACGAATCCCCAGCAAGTGTTGGAATGGTCATAAGGACCGTGCCACTTGCACCACCATCACGAATAACCAGCGAGCCTGCTGATACACCGGGCATTACTAGCAGCCCTTTTAAGCGTGTACGTGCTGCGTACACTGTGCCCGTTGCGGCTACCGGGACACTTTTAACATCGGTTTGCATACCCATAATTAGCTCCTTAAAACAATAAAACCCCGTTGCCGGGGTGAGCTAATTAACTAAGAGCCGCGCCAACAGCGGTAACCCAAGCAGCGCCCGTAGAGATAACAATGCAGTACTCGTCGTTGCCTGCGCCGTTGTCACTAATCAAACGGATTTGCCCGGCGTTAGCGGCTGCAGCGGCAGGTAGTGTGGCGGTAGTAAGAATGTCGAGGTCGGCGAAGGGACCTGCGAAGCCGTTTGTAGATACGACTGGGCCGGAGAATGTGGTAGTTGCCATGATATTTCCTTACATGCAAGTGTGGCGTATCTGTCTGCATGTCGTCAGCCGGGGACTGTCAGATACACCGGATAACCCCGGAATGAGTCCAATATATCACCTAACGTCGCGCAACGCAACTAGAATACCGCCATGCCTATTAAAGACCCTGATGAACGCAAACGAAAGCAGCGCGAGTACTCCGCTCGGTACTATGCCAACAACAAAGAGCTTTCGATAGCGCGTACTACGGCGCAACATCGAAGGGAAAAAGCTGAGTGGATTAGTTATAGGGCTTCACTGGCGTGCGCAATCTGTGGGTTCAGTCACCCCGCAGTAATTGATTTTCACCACGTAGACCCCAATACCAAAACAGCCAGCGTGCATGTGCTTGTAGGGAACCGGCGGTACGCCGCAGCTCGTGAAGAGATTAAGAAGTGTGTGCCTCTCTGCGCCAACTGCCACCGCATACACCACCATGACGAACACCACACAAAGAAAAAGGGCCCCCGAAGGAGCCCTTAATCAACTAGGGTAAACCCTAATTAGCTACCTGACGAACCCCACATGCCCAAGGGATCAGACCAGCCGAAGCTGTAACGCTCGCGGGCCTTGTAACGTACGTTACCAGTATCAAAGTCACCGTCCATAGACGTTGCCATCGGAGTACGCACAAAGTGCTTCAAACCGTTAGGAACATCGGTACAGATAAACCAAGCATTGGTATCCGTCAAGAAGTGATTCACAGTAGAACCGCCGGGTATTGAGCCCATGTTCTTCAACGCGTTGATGTCGTTATCGGCAGTGCCGACGCGCATTTCGGTCTTTAACAGACGATCTGCAACAAACATCAAGGCAGGTGGAATCACCAACTTAACAGGCTTAGCAGCGATCAACAGACCACGCTCGTCAGTCCAAGCAGCGATCTGAATAACGGCGGCTTCCAAAGAAGTCTCGTTCAAATCGACGCCAACTGATGGGGCGTTGGAGTTAGTACCACCGCCAACGGTCGGGTGCGCTGTTGAGAACAGAGCTACGCCGTCACCACCCAAGTATGAGCCGCTGAAACCGTTGTTCAGGGTAGCTGCTGCTTTAACTTGCTTGGTGTAAGACATGGCACGTGCCAAAGACTTGGTGTAGCGCGCAGACAGGCTGTCGTACAAGTTGTCTTCAACAGCTTCTTCAGTGATGGAGAAGCCCAGTGCGATTGTCTCGTGGCTGTAACGAGTAGACCATGCCTCTTGCGCATTGTCGTAGGAGATAGCAGCGCCTTCAGCCTTGACTGGGGCGGCACTAAAGCCTGACAACTTGGTCTCTTCTTCAAATGAGCGCTCTGAAGATTCAGTTTCGTAAATCTCTTTGTGCTCTTCGCCGTAGCGAGCGTATTCCATGCCGAACAATGCGTTCAAACCCGGTAACAACTCTTTAAGTAGTTGTGCGCGTGAAATTGCCATTTTTTAGTACTCCTTACAGGCCAACAGCGTTTGTGGAGCTGCTGTAACCGGGGTTGAATTTGACCAACACGTCTGGGAATGCGTCACCAATAGGTGAAACAGCAGCCACAATACGGAAGGCAGCGGTAGTAGTTACAGTCGTTGACTCAGCAGCGCTAGTAGAGTTACCCGTACGAGTAGAACCCGTAGAGCCGCTCTGAGCCGCAGCGAAGAACGTGTTTGCACCGATGTCAGATTGGTCGATTACGCCGTCCATCTGAACTTGGAACAATACGTTTGCATCATCCACAACAAAAGCCTTGATCTCACCACCGTTAGCGGTACCAGCGGGGTAGTACTGAGCATTGATGATTTGACCTTGTGCGTTAACGTACTCACAGCCAACGAACACACCCAAAGAACCAGTTAGCGTGGTGCCTGTAGGAAGAGCGTTAGTAGTGCCGTCAGCGCCAGTGGCGGTTGACAGTGCGATGTAACCATCAGCACCAACGTGTACTACTTGACCGTAGAAGAGGTTTGTGGCCTCGCCCGTGGGATCAATCAAGTACTGTGAAGTTGCGCCAGCATAAGCCATGCCGTCGGCGCGCTTTACGGGTTTTAGACCGTATGGAGAAGCGGTAGTTGCCATTTAAGGACTCCTAAAATTAAGAACCAGAACCAAAAGAAACCTTTGTTTTGCGCTCTGAGAACAGAGGCATACGCGGGTCGTTGTCTCGCATAAAACTGTTATCTACTGAATCCATTTGAGCCTGATTTTGGCGAGCGTAGTGAGCGCTTCGTTGCTTCATGAACTCCTCGGGGATACGGCACAATAACAATCCGCCAATTTCGACGCCGCCAGCAAAGCGGCTATCGGTTGACGCGTGCATCATAAGCTCAGGATATTCTTCTGCCTTGCAGGGTTCGTATCCTTCGCGAAGCTTTGAAGAAATATTGCTTGGATCGGCGACACCAAGCGTACTCAGTCGAACATACCTATGAGCCCAACCCGGACGGGGGTCTGGATGGGGTAGCGTCTCTGGGGCACGCCAAGCCTCTGGACGCGCAAACTGGGTTCGCGTATCGAGGTCACGGGGGGTACGGTCTTGCGACGAGTCGCGTGTTTTTGTATCAGCCATATTTAAGCTCCATTCTTCAATTTAGCAACCTGTTTCGCATAGAGTTCGATCGGCACACCTAAGCGGCGGGCTACATCTACCTCAGACTTTTTCAAGCGTATGCGGTTCGGTGGGGTGCTACGAGTTGCCGGGGCAACCACGGCAGCGGGTTTTTGTGCACGGCGCGGAGTTTCCTCTTCTGCCGGGTCAGAACTTTGGGGAGGCGTTCTAGTAACCTCTTCGCTCCCGAATTGCTCGGGGAATTTTTGACGCATCGTTTTATCGATAGCGTCGTAGTATTCGTCAGTGGATGGGTCGACACCTTGCTCTTCTACTAACTCAGCGTGCAACCCGAGGGCGAATGCTGTCATAGATCGGTTCTTCCCAAACCATTCGTTGTCATTTTGCCAGTCCTCTGAACGGCTGTCAACAACTGGCTGCGGCGGAGCCGAAACTGGCATCTGACGCTCTTGGACCTCGATAGGCCGCATATTGGTAGCGCGGTCAAAGTTCATCATTGCACGAGAGATTTCTTCCTGTGCAGTAACGGCTTGATCGGCATCGCCCGCCTCAAAGGCATCGCGGTATTTCTTACGTGCTACCTGAAGCGCAGACTCTGCTGCTTCTTTGGACTGACTAATATAGGCTTGACTGCCGGTAGCGAGTTGCTCTTGGAGACGTTTATTCTCCGCGAACATCTGCTTGCCGAAATCCTCTGCGGCCTGACGCTCACGGAACGCTGTTTCTTTTGCACGGCGTTCGTCGTGGTACCCACGCGTAAACTTCTTTAAGCGCTTCTGTACCTTCTCGTCGTACTCAGACAGTTCGTCATCTGTAACCTCTGCAGGTGGTTCAGCGACTACGCGGCCACGGTCGGCTTTGGGGGTATCATCCTCGATCTCGATTTCAAGCTCATCATCCTCAAGAGCTTCTACTTTCTTGGATTCCTCGTCGGGGAAGACGTATTCGTCATCAGTTCTGTTTGGCATATATTAATCCTTACGATGCACGCGTAATACCACGCGGGTCTTCAACTACAGCCTCAACCGCGTCATCGTTAATGATGCGGAACTCTTGGCCGTGAATCTTCAAGCGGGTGCCTGAATTAGGTCGAACAATGACAAAGTCACCTTCTTTACAGCTTGGGCCGCTCGGAAAACGCTTCTCGTCCTTGTAGGCATCAGGGCCGAGCTTCACAACAAACAAAGTAGGTGTTAGAACCTCTTCGTGGTGCCTAGAAGAGTCAGCTTTAATAATGCCACTCTCGTATGAGTCTTCTGCCTCGGGGATAACACACAATATGCGGAATCCTTTAGGGTCGGGTAGCTGTTTTGCTTTTTGCTCAGCCGTCTTATCCAGAATTTTAGATAAGTCGATTGCAGAGGCGTCAAACTCAGTCGTCATTAGATTGCTCCAGTTTTTGCACAAGGTCTCTCACTATGGATTCTGCGGTAGCTAAACCTCGGATCACTCCGCAGACATGCTGGTACTCAGCATGATCTTTAGGACGCCCGGAGAGTATAAAAACTTGGTGAGACGCCGATGACTCGCGTATCTCAGTCAGTAGGTATTCTGTTATTTTCCGGGGGTCCATGTATTACTCCTTGTTACGTGTTTGCATTGCCATCTGATCTTTAGCCTTGGCAACATCTACTCCGATGCGGGCGCCATCGACCTGCTCTTTAGCGCGTAGCTTCTCTTTGTCCGACTGGATACGCGCCCCTATCTGTGCGCCAGCTATACGTTCTTGTGAGGCGATACGCTCGCGCTCCAGCTCTAACCTGTCCGCGGCTTCTGAGGCGTCAATCAACACCTTCTTCTCACGCATCTTCAATTCTTGCTGCTTGATCTGTAATTCTTGCTGCTGCATCTGAATAACGGGGTCTTGCTGCTGTTGTTGAGCTTGCTCGGTTGCGGCTTCGGCTTGGTCCCGCTGTAGGAGACGGAGTGACGCTTTGGCTGCAAACTGGGCAACTTGTGACGCGGTAGCCTCGTCCATGTTCTCGTTTTCTTCTTCGGTAGGCATTGGCAGGCCGAGTTCGGTCTCTACCTGTCTACGGTATTCAAAGGCAACGTGCTCGTTGACGTGCGCCAACAGAGAAGCCTGAATCTGCTGCGCCATTGGGCCCTGTCCAACAATCTTCATGATCTTCGGGTCCTGCATGGCCGCCATGTGTACTGCGATGTGCGCCTCGTGGTTCTGCTGGATAAACGCTTTGACCGGCTTGCCCATCAGGATGTTCTGGTTCTCCTGCACGGGGTCAACCGGCTTCAGGTCATCTTCCAACGGTACGAGCTTAGAGGCGTTCTTCACCCCCAACACCTCAATCATCTGACGGTGTAGTAGTGGCAGGTCGTACAACTGCGGAGCCTGCTGGGCCAACTGGATCACTGCTTGGTACTGGACAACCTTCTGGGCCATGGTCGCGGCGTTAGGGTCGCTAACAGGCAGGACCTCAGTCATGTCATAGTCACTCTGCTTGGCCATACGGCTGCCTTCAACCGGCTCGTATGTGTACTCGTCAGGAGTGTAGTCGCGAATAATAACCTTGAGCAGCTTGAACTCTTGGCGCATCGCGTAGTGCAAGCGAGCCTGCACAGCGGACATCACCTTGAGCGTACGCTCCAACAGCGCGAGAGTCGTACCAACGGGGGCTGAGCCCGACATATCGCTGATCTTCAAGTCACCTGCGGAGGCGAACGCACGACCTTCTTGCACGATGTTCTGGAACAGCGCAAATAGAACTTGGCTTGGCTCTTTGTACGGCAGGGGCAGGATGTTGTCGCGGATAGAGCCGCTGGACACGTCCACGTCCCGAAATTCGCCCGGAGAGATTGGAGTATCGTCACCTTTAATACGCATGCCACGCGACTTCAGACCGCCGGGCAGGTTAGATAGCGTGCCAGCGTCCACCAACTGACGAATAATCATCGTCGCAGACTTAGCGTACCCCCCAATCAGGTGAATCAAGCCGTAGCCGTAGAAACCAAATCCGGGAATATATTGGTAGTGTACGAAGTGCTGGCGCTTTATGTGGAGCGAGTCTGCTTCATACCAGTTACGGCGGATGGCGAGAATCTCGCCCGATGACTTATCAATAGTCACCACGTACGGCAGAGCAACGCCGGTAGGCTTGCCTTTCTTATCCAAATCCTCAAACCCTTCTAGGTCCAAGTGTACGTGCATCTCTAGTAAACGATAGCGACTGTCGTTTGTTGCGGTCATTCCGCTTTCGGTGGCCTTCTTTTTCTCGATGTCGTCCAGCTCACCGCTTGGCTCGCCCAGTTCGATGTCCCGGTAGAACCCCCGCTGCTGTAGCAAAGTCATTTCGTTAACGGTCTTGCGCATCACATGGGTTACACGGTCAGCGGACTCAATGCTCGACGCGCCATAGGGAACAACAATGTCCTCAGCGGGAATAAACATAGCTACTTGGCGGCCCTTGCTTGGGTCGTAGTACACCTTCTTGAACGCGGACCCGGCAATAGGCAAGTTCCACAACAGCTTCTCGTGCTCTGGGCGGTACTCCTGCATCTCGCTGGTCAACTGGTAGTTCATGTCGTCACGTACACGCAACGCGGCTTCTTGGGTCTTCGGGTCGTCTTTACCGATAATCTGGGTCTTGACGGGGCCCGCGGCTGGGAACGTCTCCATGATCGACTCACTTTGGAACCGCACCACAGACTCAGTCAGCATTGGGTGGAACACGCCACACGCATCGGCCCATGGCTCAGTGCGCTCTTCGTACTTCAGGCCCAACAGCTTTAAACCCTCAACGTAGGTCTCCGCCCAGTCACTACGGTCAGTAATGTCCTTGTCGAAATCAGCTATCAGGTCACTGGCCAGCTCTTGCAGGACAGACTCGTCCATATACTCCGCAAGGTTAGCGTCAAAATCTTCCGCCGTCTCTTCTTCAGGAGGCAGGTCATCAGGCTCTCCGATCTCGATCTCGATCTCTACCTCAATCTCAGGGTCTATAACCGCGATTACAGCGGGAGTCAGTGCTTTATCAATAGCCATGGTGTATTCCTTCTATCTAGATTGCGTAAAACCGCGATTTGCGGTACGAGCCAAATACTTCATTATCCTCGTGGTCGCTACTTAAGCGCAACAGGCCGCCTTTACGAATCCGCATCAGTGCCAGAGTCATAGTATCTACCTCATCGTCATGCTCGCCAGCAGGGAACGCCAGTATTTCTTCAACTGTTTTCGCCGCCCATGCTGTTTCAGGAAACCATACGTGTCCACTAGCGAACATATCAGCCACTGCGTTAAGGCGTGCAATTTTGTCTTGGCCTTTACCCGGACTGAAATCCTGAACAAAAATACCCGAACGGCGCATCTCGTCAATAAGCGGTTGACCGCTCGCCTTGGCCTCGACAATAACACTGTCTGGCTGCCACTCGTCGTATTGCTCGTGCGCCATGACTTTAAGTTCCGGAAACTCATACTTCCCCTTTACACTGTTAAGCAGGATAACGTTCTGGGTTCCGTCCTCCTCATGCGTAAATACCCCCCACGTGTGACACACCGAATAGTCGGAGCGCTGCTTAGTAGTGAGGGCCGTATCAAATGACTGCACCGTGAACTCGACTGGCGGGGGCTCCTCTTTCTCCCACCACCTAATCCACTCACGTTTAATAATCGCTGCTTTACTGGCTGTTGGGTTCTGCTGGTATTGCGCGTACCACTGCCACATAATATGATGCATTGAAGCCCGCGTCTGCTGGAGGCTCTCTAACGTCCATTGTTCGGGCCAAAGTGACTTTTCGTTCTCTGTGTTCTCGTTCAAAATCGCCGGAAACTCAAACGGCTCGTAGACATCACCACCGTCATTCATAGCGGAATCTTTGAGCAGCCGCCCAATTAAATCCCTCATGTGCCATCGGGTGTGCAGCACACATATCTTGCCGTCGGGCATCAGACGCGTACGTAGACCCGCACTGAACCAGTCGTACAGCGCATCTAGCGAGTTCGTATTCCCGGACTTAATGTCCTGCTCGGACAGCGGATCATCCGCAATTATTAAGTGTGCGCCGCGACCGGCAAGAGCACCACCGACACCAATAGCAAAATATTCTCCACCAGCAGTGGTGTTCCACTGTGCAGCCGCTTTAGCGTCGCTTGCGATACGTGTGTTAGGAAAGATTTCAGCATATTCGGGGCTCTGGATTAAGTTACGAACCTTACGGGCCATCACGACGGCCAAATCTGCCGTGTGCGAAGCCACAATTACCTTGTGATCTGGGTGTTTGCCCAAGTACCACGCGGGGTAGTATATGGAAATCATCTGCGATTTACCAAAACGAGGGGCCATAGACACAGCAATACGGTCTTTTATGCCCTCTTGCACGTCCATTAGTAGGTGGCCAAGACGTTTTAGGTGAACCCCGAACTTGTAGGTGCGGTCTACACGCGCAATAAACGCCAAAAAGTCCATCTGAGCCGCTGCATTTAGCTTGCGGGTCTCTAATTCTTCCAAAAGCGACAATAAATCAGCCTGCTGCTCAGGAGGCAGCCCCGCAATTAGCTTCTCGATCTGTTGTGCGTCGAAATCCATTATGTCGGGTTCACGTCGTCAATAGAGATGTCGTCGATCTTAATACGGCTAGACGGTGTGGGTTCCGCATTGATAACCCGTGTCAGGCGTTCGCGCAGCAACTGCTCCAACTCTTCAGTCGGACGATGGCGCATTGTGATCTCGGTCTTGTCGGTAAACAACCCAACGTCGGAGATTTTGCCCAGTAACTCTAGGGAGCGCATCCGAATCTTGGGGTCTGCGTTGTCGGATTCAACAAGCAGTTTATTAGTAACATATGTGCGGAGCTGTGCAGCGCTCTTAACAACCGTCTTGTCGTACTCACTCAGGAGTCCCTGCAGATATACTACTACTTGGGGGGACGCAAGGTCCTTATCCGACGCCAACTGGCCCCCGACGAAAATTTCGCGGGCCTTATCCTTGTCTGCTTCCGTTATCGTGCCCGGGTCAGGTAGCCCGCCCGAAGCTTCTAGTGCTCCCATTGCCGCAGCCAGCCGGTCTTCGAGGTCCTCAAAGGTGGGCGCAAAATCAGCAAGTGGAATATTAGTGTCTATAACAGCAGTGTACATGGCGAAAGTTTGGCAACCAAGTTGAACGAATTATATATTATTTTTTTCGGGGCACTCGTTATTTTTATATGCCGGGGGGTCTTTCTGAGAAAAGGACCCCAATAAATCGTGGCAGGAAGCGAAGGGGGGTGGGGGTATAATAGCGAACATCGTGGCAACTCTAAAATTTTGCTGCTGGAGTATTCAACACTCAGAACATAGTGACATAGGGGGCCCCATTTGCAGAAAGCGGGGGTGGGTACGGGGTGGGGGTCGGCGGGCGTGAAAAAACGTTTAATGGTTAAACGTTATCAACTCTGAAAACGTGCGGTTTGTGGTATTATATGTGTATGGATCAATTCTGATTCATACAAACCAAACGATTTATATCCTGATAATGTTTATAAAAAGTGCGGTTTGTGGTATTATATGTATATGGATCAATCTCGATCCATACCAACTTAAGAGAGAATTCATATCATGTCAAAAGTATTCACCAATGCAGTAGTCGCAACTGCAATTATCGCATTCACCGAAGCGTTGAAAATAGACGGTCAAGCGAACGACGTTCGCAACATGGCGATCCAAAAATTGGTAGATGTCATGGTGGTCAAGCGCGGCACAATGGCCACCAAAGACTTTTTGAAAGGCAACGCGATAACGAACCCTGCGCGCGCCGCGGTTAAACAACTGTTTGACACGTTGGTTGAAAAGGGTTTGTTGTCAGTTCAGACGGGTAAGATTTACTCAACAAACTTTTGGATCGCATTTCAGGATAACGTACCATTCTCGCCAGCGCTTTCAAACCAAAAAAGCAAAGCTAAAAAAGAACGCGGCGCTCAAACTGGAAACGGGCTAAGCGCCGATAAAGCCGTCGTCACAAAAGCGGGCAAAGTGGAAACCACCGATCGCGCCGCACTAGTTCAGACTCTTACAAAAGCGTTTGAGCAAAGCCAAATTCTAATTAAGGCTGGCGATAGCCAGTTGACTATTATGGCGGCAACCTTAGAAAATCTAATTAACGAATTGTCTGCGCCATTCTAAAAAACGTCAGCCACTCAGCCCCGCCATTCGGCGGGGTTTTTTTTCGCCCAAATTTTTTTGGGTGATAGTAGTCCGGGGTTGCGGGGCGAGGGTGAGCGAGGGTGAGCGAGCGGCAAAGATTTAATCGTTAAATGTTTAGATACTAATAATAGCGCGGCAAAGATTTAATCGTTAAATGTTTAGATAATAATAATAGCGGTTTGGTTAAAACTATCATCCACGGCTAGTATATCAACTTTAGAAAACATTAGTTTTGGAGAAGTAGTTTAGAAAAAGTTAGTTTTGGAGAAGTGTTTTGGGCTGTTTTAGGCCTAAAACGGTATTAGTAGTATAAGAATTTGTAACAATGTAACAAAACTGGCCCATTTGTAACAAAACTGCTGTTACAAACTTTTTGAAAACGAAAGTACGCAAGTTGAAATTCAGCAGGGGCGAAGCCAAAGAGAATAAGTAACACTTATATAGAAAAAAAAAAAAAAAAGTAGTAGTGTAACAGTGTAACAAGAATTTGGAGATTAAGCGTCGCTAGAAATTTAACGATTAAATGTTTGCAGATTCGATTTCAAATAATCTTGCCGTCTTACGTGCTTTCCTTTTAGCGCAGATTTGGCTGTTACACTGTTACACGCGTAATAACGGACGTATACTACAAGCCACAACCTAATACAGGCCTCGATGTCACCCCCCCCACTTTTCGTACACCAGTTTTGTTACAAATCGCCAATTTTTGTTACATCGTTACAGATACTAATAATAGTGATATACTTAGACCTCAACCCAACCACCCAATCAACCGAGATGAACTGGAAACTATCATGCCCATTATTGAATTTGAAATCCCTGACGACTTCGCCGACCGCCTCTCTGAGACTGCAAACGGTGACCTTAGCAACGCGGCGCGTTCCGGCTTGAAGTGGGTCGTGGCCATCGCAGGCTCAGGCTCCTATAAACAGTTTGCAGACTTGTGCGACGCAGAGGGCATGGGCAAGGCGGCCATGTTCGACAAAGTTATGGCGTCGTTTCTGACACCTGCTGGAGAACTGCGACCTCTCGACCGCGCCACGGATGCACAACGGACTACATACAACCGACTGAGCGCCACCGCGAAGGCCACGCGTAGAGAGCGCGACAAAACTATCATCCAGATGGCGACCGAGGGAATCACCCGTGCAATCATCGCCGAGTCCGTGGGGCTGTCCACCATACGAGTGAACCAGATTGTGGCCGACCATAAAGCCTTCGGGACGAAGCTTGACACACAGGTATAATAGGAGTATAATAGATATATCGAGTGGGAAATCAGCTCGATGGGAAACATTTAATCGTTAAACCTTTTGGAGAACCCTCATGACTACCTGCCCAACCTCGCAACCCATGGACACGTTTACTGTCCGCCCATTCAACCTGCAAACCCTGCTCGTCTGGGAAAGGCACAAGCCAAAACACCTACGTTCATACCAAGTGTTTTGGACGTTCAACATCCACGGCGCGAGCGCGTCCGATACGTTTCTCCCTATCGGAGAGACACCAACAATTTTTGGAGAAAAGCAATGACACTCAACACAGATGATTTAATACTTCTTCGCACCCTGCTTGAAATAACGGCTGTTGACCTCGAGTACTACATCCAAGACACCGACTACAGTGCAAAGTACGCAGAGAAAGCCGAAGCCGTGGCTCGTGCCGACAGGGACTACCTCAGCGACATCCGCGCAGTCCAGACCAAAGTAAACATTTAACCGTTAAACCTTTATCACGTAGTGATGGGAGAAATGACATGAAAAAATACACAGCCACACTTGTAGTTACATACAAGCAAAACGTAGAAGTAGAGGTAGCCGACGACTACACCCCTGAGCAGTTACTGGCGCAAATAGTGGACAAGTTCGACCAGTTCGGCTCGCAGGTAACAACCACCATCGAAGATATAACGGAGACGACATGAAAACATCAGAGTTAACCGGAGCTGCCCTCGACTGGGCAGTGGCGAAGTGTGAGGGTATTGACTATGGGAAGGACGACGTGCGGTTTCGGGGTGCATACGCCAGAAAGTACTCAACCGACTGGTCACAAGGCGGGGTGATTATTGAGCGGGAAGGTATGGGTGTGTGGTGGGCTACGCATTATGTAGATGAAGGTGTCGAGTATGGCAACCATTGGTACGCAGAAGATAAGAACGGTGACGAGGTACGCACAGGCCCCACACCATTAGTAGCAGCCATGCGTTGCTACGTTGCGTCCAAGTTGGGCGACGAAGTCAACGGGCACATATACGAGACCTGCCGCATCCTGCGGTGCGAGATGGGAGAAACAGAATGACAAACGAGCAACTAAAACAAGCCCAATACATCGCAGAGTACATACAAGAGGAGTTGGGCAGGGGTGTAAGCCCTAGTGACATAGGCGCATGGCTGATAGCCGATGCGATGGACGCCTATGAGGGCGGAGCCGCTGGCACAG